CCATACCCAGTCATGCCCTGCTGGATTGCAAGTATGAAAGGAACAACGCATCGCGTTTTTTCTACGCATCTGACCCGCAGCAGCAATAAAGGTAGCTTCGGTCATTTCTTCAATCTGATCAAACGCAAACCACCCTAAATTCATAGATTTTATTCTTTGAATCGAGTCTCTGGAATCATCCAACGCCATATAAACGATTTTAGACCTGTTTTTAAAGATAATTTCTCGGTCTTGGGCGCGATGCTTGTCAATAAACCCCTGACCAAGATCGAGCAACTGGATGAGCGTAGATTTCTTGAATGAATCCAATACTTTTCTGCCCATTAACCCTAAATTGCCCTGAAATGCTGCACTTTGATGGATTGCCTCCATACACATGGCTTCGGTTTTACCCGTTCCCAAAGATCCTGCTAATACTTGATGTTTACTCCAACCTGTAAATAAATGATACTCTTCCTGATGGTCTAAAGGTGAGGTTGCGTTTCCTTCACCATCTCTATACGATATATTGACTTCCACTAAGCCTGACCTCGATACCACATTTCCCAATCCAGTGGTAATTTGCCATTATCGTCTAATTGGAAAAGATCTAATGCAAATTGAGTGGCTTCATTAGCCATAAATGGGGTTAACCCATAAGATGTTCGTAGATAGACCTCAAAAATGTCTTTAGGAGTCATGTGAATGTTGTCGCGGATGGCTTCTCGTTCCAATCTGCTCAGTTTATCTTCATCTTCTTTAATACTGCTTCCCTATCCTTTGGTGAAGTGCCAGAAACCATCACATTCACCTGTGTATTCTGTTGATTTGTTCTATCTCTATACTTATTTGGGTCGTGTGCTTTGAGCTGAAAGATACGCTCGGTTACATTGCCCGCTTTTCCTGCTTGAGTAAAAGAGAGCTTTTCGAGTTCATCCAATCTATCGGTTAAAAATCCTTGTTGTATTTCTTTGACTGCCTGCTGAAATGCAGGATCACCTTTCATTGCGAATCGTACCGATTGTGGGAAGTAACCCATTTCTTTAGCAGCATGGGATATAAACCCGTTATTTGCTACTAAGTATGCCAAGAATTTGTCTTTTTTTGCGGTAAAACGAGTTTTTAAGCCTGTTTCTTCTTCATAGTCAGCAAGAAATGTCTTTAAATAAGGATTGTCTTGCGCGTTTTTCGTAGCTTGCTTAATCACTTCCGTCTTACTCTTCTTCTTTTTTGGCATATAAGTATAACGAAAACATACACTTATAGTTCCTTTAATATCAACACATAGAAAAAAAGCCTTTTAGGCATAAAAAATGATCTGGGTAGTATAATACGCCCCCTGTGCATTTGTCGGAGCGGTGTATGGGGGGGGTGGTTGACATGGTTGTTTGCTCGTCGTTTTGGTTGCCCTCCTTATAATATGCGATGCGGATTTCTTTTATATATAATGCGCTGTAAGTATAATAAAACCAGGTATTTATAATGCGGTGCGGTGTGCGGTGCGGTCTTATACTGTATTATTTATTATTACTTATATTACCTTTTTATCTTGTATTGTGGTAATAAATGGTAATAAGTTTAGATAGCTCATGCGGAGCTAATGCAAACAGTTAACAAGGAGAAAATATGCTAATTACTTTAGAATTTAAAACTGATAACTCAGCTTTTGAACCTGACAATTCATTTCACAAAATGAATATTAAAGAAGTTCAAAAGATTATGGATCATGTCAAGAGAGAAGTAACAAGCCTTATAGATACTAATTACGATTATTCAAACCGAATAAATGACAGTAATGGCAATATGATTGGAAGTTTAAAAATTAAATCCAATAAGATTGGAGTATAACCCTTTTTTAATAGGAAAGTTAGGGCGGTGGAATTGCTTTTCACCCTCTAAAAAGGAAAAATAATAAAATGAGATACGCTTCAAAAATAATCAAAGAAATTAAAGAAACACCCAATCATTTTATTGGTTGGGTTGCTCTTGTTTCAATTCAGCAGTTAATAAAATCAAAGGTTAAAAATAAACAAGATAAAATTCATTTAATAGATGGCAATTCGGATAACTATTTAGAGTTAGATGATTATTTAGAAAGACATCCAAACCTTCCAAAGGATAGCGAATTATCAATATTAATTCATACAGCTATTAAACTATTAAAATATGGATCATAACCCTCTAAAAAGGAGAAATAATAAAATGAATTTAGATGTAAACGAGTTTCACAAATTACGAAATAGTATTAGTGACTTACTCAATTTAACAGATGATCAATTTATTGAGTTGGACAATGTCCTACCTAAAATATTATCAAAACTTAATATAAAAATAATGTGGGGTTAAACCCTCTAAAAAGGAGAAATAAAACCATGATTAAACAAGTAGATAAACACACCGTACAATTAACAGGATTAGACCTATTTATGCACTTACAACAAAAGCATAATTGGAGCGATCAAAAGACCTTTGATTTTATGCAAGAAAACAATCAAGATGTTTCATTTTACGATGAATACAAGCAAGTCAAGGCAGAGTATAAACAAGCAAAGGCAGAGAAAGAAAAACGCCTAAAAAGGCAAAGAGAAAACCTTATAAATGGGTATTCGTTGACAGATCCTAGAGTCATTGCTGTAAGTCAATCGGCAGAGGTAACACCAGAAGAAGCAATAGAATTAATTATAGACGAAGATTGGATTTGCCTATCAGACGAAGAAGCAGACGAAAGAGCCGAGGAATATATCTTAGAGTCAGTTTGGGCGTTTAGACCTTCTTTTTTATCTGCTCATAGTGACATAGATATAGAGGTTTTTGAGTTATTGCAAGATAAATGCGAAAGCTCAAACGATGCAATAATCAAAATGATTAAAGACATAGATTATTTTGTGGAAGATGCTATAAGCCTAGATGGTAGAGGGCATTTTATCAGTTTTTACGATGGAGAGGAACACGAACAGTATATCAATAACAATTTTTACTATTGTTACAGAATCAATTAACCAAAGGAGATTAAAAGCTATGAGCTACATGAATAAAAATGGTGCGACTAGATGCACAGGAAAAGACCAAGAAAGATACGAATATTTCAAAATGGGTTACGGTAGGAAGGCAAAAAAGATGGTGCAATACGATTACAGGAATCAAGAAGGGGAATTATTCTCATGCGTAGCGCCTACTTTAGAAAAAGCAAGGCAGAAAAAAGAAAACTATTTTAATAAATAACATTTTCTCCCTCAAAGGGTGGGGTAGCTCCGCATAGCAACGCCCCACCCTTACCCCTCGGAGAAAAAAGGAGAATAATAAATGAGATTAACAGATTCAGCAAAGATATTTTTAACAGAACAAGCTAATAAAATTGTCAATCAACAAGGTGATTTATATGAAGGTTGGGAAACTTGGGAAGATTGCAAATACAAGGGTGAAATCTATGATTTAAATGTATTTGATGATGAAAGCGGCAATATTAAAGCAGATGTTTACAAGGTAGATGTTGATAGTAAAGGATTGCGATCAACAAATACAAATAAATGGGTAAATCTATACATAAAGGAGAGTAAATAATGATCAACCTAGTAGCAGTATTAATCATAGTGATAGGCGGTATAATAGCCAAATATCAGACAGATTTAAACATAGAGCGGAATAACACCGATTTCTGGAGAGAAACCACTTTGATGTTAACCAAGCAAATAAACATGAAAAAGGAGTTACAAAGATAATGTGTAATCAATGTGATATTTGTAAAAAGAAAGGATCATTTACCGCAGGTAATTTCGCAGAATATGGATTATTTGGGTTTATAGGATTCTCAAGAAGTGATTTAGATGATCTTGGACTATATCATTTAGATCAAGATTCAATAAGATGTGAAAAATGTTTAATGATAAAGGAGTTTAACAATGAAGTGTAAGAAATGCACCAAAGCCAAAAGCTGCCAAAAATGTGAACAACACATTAATTGGATATTAAATGATCTAATGAACTTTATGGATAAATACAGTTCTGAGGATCAAAGACCAATAGCGAAAAAGGAGAGTTAACATGAAGCATATTATAGAAGAACTTGTTGACTTAGAGTATGATGTCAAAGATACTTTGCAAAGACTCTTAGATCGGATTCAATACATACAAGCAGAATTAGATAAACTAATGAAGGAGCAATAACATGAATAGAAACAGTATATCAATAGGATTATTAAAAGCTACTTATTGTGATAATGATAGTCTACCACATACAATAGCAGAAGAGCTATTTTGGGAGTTAGATAGTGATATGAATGGTAATAATGGAGAAGAGTATTTATGGGAAGATGCAAAAGCAAATGGATGTGATTGTAACCTAGACTATATAACAGAACTATATAAAGACAAAATGGATGATAGTTGGTACGATTGGGATGACCATAGTCAAATAAATGATTGTATTCAACATTTTGTAGAGTTTTATGAGCGTGAGGGATATAATTATTATAAACTAGGAGATGCTTGTATTGACACAAATGATAATGGCAAAAATTGGAATATCGCAATTCCATACATAACATATTAATACTTCAAAGCTAGTTAACCATAGAAATCATATACCAGGTCATGCTTTTCAGATGGGTTGCATTTAGGACAATCTTCTAGCTGCAACCCTCTCTTTGGTAAGTTTGACCAATAGTATATATTTACTAAATATTTCCTTCCATGTGTGTATCTATACAAACTCTCAGTTTCATAAACTCCACATTTCTTACAACATAATAATCCACTTATTTTCATAGTTAACAAACCCCGTTCATTATATGATGTAGTTATGTAGTTACTCCTCGTGAAAAAATATCCCACTTTTACCCTTAACTACATAACCACATAAATTACATACACAGCGATTCTATGTATTTTCACTTTCATATTGCTTCAATTCGGTGTGGTTAAAATCATAATGGTTTCTTTTTTCCTTATAAATAAAACCCCACTTTATCATTGTATTTAGATACCTACTTAACTTGGTATCGTAATTTGTTTTCGTTGGCATCCAACCTTGATCTGCTTGTACAAATTTCCATATTCTTTCTTTATTAAAAGATTCCCCATTTGTATAATTATAAAAGCTGATAATTACTTCCATTTCCCACCGCTTCTTTGCTTCCATAACATGAAGTTTCTCATTGGTAATGACTGCACCTCTTTCAAATAGTACCTGTTCCCGATTCCAATTCAGTTTAAAAGCCATACCATTTAATTCACAATGCTCATCCCTTACCTTTGTAATCTTACCTCTTCGTAAATCTGTCCCCAGGGTGCTATCACCGATCTGAAATACATTATGTACATAATTGGTTAAGTGTTTACCCCCATGAATGAGTCCCTTACTTAATATAGGTTCTTCATCATGGTTGCTGCTTTTGTTATGATGTCCTACCAAAACAATAGAGTTGCCTGTCTGAGTTTTAATTAACTGTATCATCGACAGGATTTGTTGTAAGGCGTTATTATCGGAAAGGTCTTGGTTGGTACTCGTATAGATATTATCTACGATTATTACCCCATTTTTAAGACCTACATCCTCTACTGTATCCTTAATCTTCTGCCATTGATCGGTAAACATCATATCATTATCATCAAATCTTGCTATCTGTACCCTTGTATCTTCAGGAAAATTCTCTCGTACTGCCTTCACTCGATTCGATAGTTGCTCTAACGAGAGTTCAAATTGAATCAGCAATACATCTTTTTTATTGACATGAAATCCTAAAAACTCAGTACCACTTGCAATAGCATACGCCATCTGCAATACAAACCAAGTTTTCCCTACTCCATCTGTTCCCGCCACCAAGCTGACCCCACCTTCGTAAAGGAGATATTG